GACGAGCTGGAGCACCTTATCACGGACCCGGTATATATGCGGCTGGAGGACGACGAGGGCAACATCGCGGCGCTGTTCGTCACGGCGCAGGGGCTGGGCACGCGCATGACAGACGCGGAGGGGAACATCTCGCAGCTCACCATCACGGCGAGCAACCTGACGTCGCGCATGAGCAACGCGGAGGGAAGCATCAGCACACTGACGCAGACCGCGACATCGCTGCAAACGCAGGTGACGAACGCGGCGGGAGCTGCAAGCACGGCACAGCAGACCGCAAACAGCATCACGTTTGACGTGACGAACGGAACGGATAGAAGCTACATATACCTCTACAGAAACGGCGTGCTTGTAAATTCGGAGACCATACGATTCACGGGGGATGTGATATTCGCAAGCGACCTCTACGACGGCACGACACTCATCAGCGGAGACAACATACAGACCGGAAGCATCGCTGCGGACTACATCGGCGCGGGAACGATTTATGCAAACAGCATCAATTTGAGAGGGCTGCTGTCGGTGCAGAACGGGAGCACGACTTACGGCTACGTCGGGTGCGGCTATGGATATGACGGTTCCGGCTATACCAACGGCGCGTTCTTGGGAGGACCGGACAACGGCTACGGAGGAATCGAGAACTACTTCATAGCGACCAATTCAGGAGCGAGGATGCAAGCGGGCACAAGCAGCATATTTGTGGTGCCGGGTGGATGCTATTCGTCGTCGGAGATACACACATCATCGGACCGGCGCGTGAAGAAGGACATGCGCTATGACATGGAGCGGTACGAGGCGTTTTTCATGGCGCTGAAGCCGTGCGCGTACAAGAAGCGGGCGGAGGAAAACGGAAGATACCACACGGGCTTCATCGCGCAGGAGGTTGAACAGGCGCTTGCGGACGGGGGGCTTACCTATGACGACTTCGACGCGCTGCAAAAGGACCCGAACCTGTCGCCGGAATACAGCCTCGCCTATGGTGAGTTCGCGGCGCTGAACGTCTGGATGATACAGAAACTGGCGGCACGGGTGACGGCACTGGAAGAAAAAATGAACACGGAGGGCTGAACCATGAGCGAACAGAAGAAGGACAAGAAGACGGAAGCGCTGGAGACGCTGGAGCAGGCGGACCGCGTGCTGTCGGAAATATACGTCAAGGGCGACGGAGTGACGATGATGGCGCAGGCAAGGCTGCTGCTGAAGAAGGCATACGAGAACGTGAAGGAGGCGGGGGCATGAGCGGCCTGCCGCCTATGGTGAACGCGGACGGCATCCGAAAGTGGCACAACACGACGTTCCGGGGCTATAACCACACGCAGGGAGCCGGAGACGGCGAGCTGTGGGACATGGAGAACCTGACGAGCGACCTGTACCCTGTGCTGTCGCCGCGCAAGCCGCGCTATCTCATCACGACGCTGACGAAGCCGAACGGGTTCTACGCGAAGGACGGGCTGCACTGGGTGGACGGCACGGGCTTCTACAAGGACGGCGTGCGCAAGGGCGACGTGGCGGACGGCAAGAAGCAGTTCGCGTCGCTGGGGACGCGCATCGTCATCATGCCGGACAAGAAATACTACGACGCCTACGACAACAGCTTCGGAAGTCTGGAGGCGAGCGTGACGGCGAGCTGCAAGATTCAGGACGGCACCTACGCTGGGGAGACGGCGGAGGCGAACACCATCTACAGCGCGAGCGTGGACTGGGCGGCGAAGTTCAACGTGGGCGACGCCGTGACGATAAGCGGCGCGACGACGCACACGTCGAACAACCAGACCATTATCGTCCGGGAAATCAGCGGGCACTACCTGCGCTTCTACGAGAACAGCTTCACCATCAACACCGGCGGAGACACGGAGACGCTGACCGTGGCGCGGACGGTGCCGGACATGGACTTCATCTGCGAAAACGAAAACCGGCTGTGGGGCTGCAAGGGCGACACCATCTACGCATCGAAGCTGGGCGACATCTTCAACTGGAACGTGTTCGACGGCATCTCGACCGACAGCTATGCCGTGGACGTGGGCAGCGGCGGAGACTTCACGGCCTGCTGCTCGTTCCTCGGCTACCCGTGCTTCTTCAAGGAGGACCACATCTACAAGATTTACGGCGAGAAGGTGAGCGCCTATCAGGTGATGGGCAGCGCAAGCCTCGGCGTGGAAAAAGGGAGCCACGGGAGCCTTGCCATCGCGGGAGAAATCCTGTTCTACCTGTCGAGGGTGGGCGTCGTGGCGTACTCCGGCGGCATCCCGCAGAGCGTGGCGGCGGCGTTCGGCACGGACCGATACAAGAACGCGGTCGGCGGGAGCGACGGCGAGAAATACTACGTCTCGATGCAGGGGACGGACGGTGCCTATACTCTGTTCGTATTCGACACACGGCTGAATGTGTGGCACAAGGAGGACGGGAAGCAAATCGTGGGCTTCGGCTGGAACGGCGAGCTGTACTTCCTCGATTCCGCCGGGAAGCTGTGGATGAGCGGGAGAGCGAGGACGGCGGCTGGAACCGTGGAGAGCGCCGTGGAGAGCGCGGCGGAGTTCGCGGACTTCACGGACTACGCGAGCAAGTCGCCGCAGCTCGGAGCCAACAAGAAGTGGACCGGGAAAATCCAGATACGCATGGAGCTGGAGACCGGCGCGACGGTGACGGTGAAGATGAAGTTCGACAGCGGCGAAACATGGGAGACCGTGGCGGAGCTGACGGCGGCGAAGAAGCGGAGCTACTACCTGCCAATCATCCCGCGCAGGAGCGACCACTACCGCATCCGCATCGAAGGCAAGGGAGACTACCGGCTGTATTCGCTGGTCCGCGAGGATTCCGGCGGCAGCGAGCTATGAGAAGGGAGAGGACGAAATGGCGAACGAGAACCTGAAGACGAGCCTGAACCGGACGTACAGCTACGACGACTTCGTAAGCGAGGCAAACCGGCTGGGGCTGCTGGGGCAGTTTTCCGACGCGGACCTGAAGCTGGCACAGCAGAACCCGGACGCGGGCATGAGCATCCTTGGCTACAAGAACGACTACCGGAACGCGACGACGGACGAGGCGCGGGCGCTGGCAAATCAGGGCGCGAACAGCGTGCGCAGCAGCTGGGGCGGATATACCGGCGGCGGAGACGGCGGGAGCTTCAAGCTGAACCCGCTGTCGCCGGGGAGCTTCAGCTATCAGGACGCGCCGACGTACACGGGCCAATACGCCGGGGACATAGCGGACCTGTGGAAGCAGCAGAGGGACTACAGCCCGTTCAGCTATTCGAGGCAGAACGACCTGACGGCGGCGCTGGACAAGGTGGTGAACCGGAAGGACTTCAGCTATGACGCATCCACGGACCCGCTGTACGCGCAGTATCGCAAGCAGTACACCAGAGAGGGGCAGCGCGCGACCGCTGACGCCTTGGGGCAGGCTGCGGCGGCGAGCGGCGGCAGAGTGTCGAGCTGGGCGCAGACGGCGGCAAATCAGGCGGCGAATTATTACGCCGGACAGATGACCGACAAAATCCCGGAGCTGTACCAGCTGGCGTATCAGAAGTATCTGAACGACTTCCAGATGGACCAGAGCGGCCTTCAGGCGCTGCAATCCGACAGGAGCGCGGAGCAGGGCGAGTGGCAGGGCAACCTGAACGCGCTGACCGGGAAGCTGAACACGGCGCAGGCGCTGGAGCAGGCGGACTACAGCAAATTCCTGAACGAGCTGAACCAGTACAACACGGACAGGAGCTTCGCCTACAATCAGCTGCTGGACGAAGTGGGACAGCAGACGCAACTGCGGCAGGAGGCGACGCAGCAGAGGCAGCAGGAGCGCGACAACGCGATGGCGCTGTATCAGCTGATGGGCTACGCGCCGGAGGACGCTGCCAAAATCCTCGGCATCGAGAGCGGCACGCCGACGCTGGCCGGACGCGAGAGAGACGACGCGCAGAAGCAGCAGGAGTGGGCGAACCAGTACAACATCGCCAACCTCGGCGGGAGCTACGGCGACTTCAGCGGTCTGAACGCGCTGGGCATCACACCGGACACGCAGAACCTGCTGAAGCTGGCGCTGGCGAACGCGGGACGCACTTCGCCGGTGGGCAGCGGCACGACCGGCGGAGGCGGCGGTGGAGGCGGAACAGCGAAGCCGGTGCTGACGCTGGCACAGATGGAAGCGGCAATCGAAGCCGGGAACCTTTCACCGAACGTGCTGGCGGCATACGAATACTACTACGGGGAGCCTTACGGCGGAACGGGAGGAGCGTCGAGCGGAATGAACGAAAGCCAATTCGGGCAGGAGGCGCGCGTCATCATGCAGTATCTCGGACAAGGCATGGATGACAGAGCGACGGACCGTCTCAATTACATTTGGGACAGCCTGTCGAAAGACCAGCAGGCGCAGCTTCGCGCGGCGCTCAAAAAGCACGGAATCGAAATTCAGTAGGAGGGGACAATATGCCGAAGTTAGTGCGCGTGACGGGGACGGACGGCAACGACGAGCAGGAGAAGCAGCAGCTTCGCCTTGTGAGAACGGGAAGCGGACAGAGCGACATTCAGACGCTGCCGTCGCCGCGCGCTCGGACGACTGTACAGAACACGCAACCGCAGGTGCCGACAGTTACGGCACCTGCGGTGGAGCTGCCGACGGCAACGAAACCGGCGCAGGTTATCATACCGGAGCGGTTCCAGACCATCACGGACCAGAACGTCGAGGACTATCTGGAGTGGGTGCAGGGACAGGCGATACAAAACAACTGGACCAGCGAGCAGTTCGACCAAGCTCTCGGAAGCACAAGACGACAGCAGAGCAGCTTCCAAAATCCGCTGGCGCTCGGCGGACCGAACAGGACGTACCAAACGCAGAAGCAGACACCTGAAGGAGCGCGGGCGCTGGAGACCATCAAGAGCGAATGGGAGACGGCGCGAGGCGAGCTGGCGGCGGCGCAGTACGCGGTGCGCAACACGTCGTACAGGCCGCACGGAGACAATACGAAGTACAACGAGGCGCGCAGAAACGTGACGGCAGCGCAGAACAAGGTGCAGGCGCTGGCGAAGGAAATGGAGGACACCTACGGCTACAAGCCGACGACGCTGGGCAACATGGCGGCGTCGATGGTGGAGGACACGAAGAGCGGGCTTGCGAACATCGGGGGCGTACTGGCAGACCTCGGAAAAGAGCTGGAACGGAGCGCAAGCGAGGATGTGAGGCGAGCGGAGAACGCAAAGCAGCACATGGAGACCTACGCGCAGAAGCGCGACGCGGCAACCACGGAGGAGGACCGCGCATACTGGCAGAAGCTGTATGAAAGCGCGGAAAATCAGGCGAAGGTTTACAGCGAGGCGTTCGAGGCGAAGCATGAACCGCTGACGAGCGCGGCGCAGACTGCGTACCAGACTTCGGACGAGCTGGACAAGAAGGCACAGACCTACCACGAGGGCGCGCTGTACGGCAAGAGCGACGCGGAGAAGCTGGCGGTGGACGCCGGAATGTTCCTCGGCGGAATCGGAGCGAATCTGCTGGAGAACGCAGCCTTGCCGGGGCTGGGCCTGTTTGCGCGCGGTGTGGACGCGGCGGGGCGAGCGTCCAGAGAAACGAGGCAGACGAAGGGAAACGCGCAGGGCTACGCGGCGGACCAGCAAATCGGGCAGTACGGCCTGGGCAACATCGACCTGTACAACCGGCCCGTGTATCAGAACGACGACGGAACCGTCTCGACCGTGGACAGCATCACCATCGAGGAGAACGGCAAGTATATCCTGCTGCCGACGATTGCGTTTGACGCGGAAGGAAAGCCGACGCGCATGACAGACGAGCAGGCAATAGCAAGGTATCACAGAACGGGCGAAATGTTGGGAGAGTTCGCAAACGAAAAGGCCGCTGACGACTATGCGAACGCGCTGCACTATGCGCAGGAGTTTCGATATGCGAGCGAGTACAGTCCGCTGGCGGCGGCGGGGCGCGCCGCGCTGGCGGCGGGCGGCGTGGCAGTAGGCGCGAAGCTGTCGGAGATAACGAACAGCAAGGCGCTGGAGTTTCTGCGAGACAAGAAAATCCAGAACCTCATCCTGCCGAACGTGGGGCTGGGCGGAATTTCCGGTTTAAGCTATGCGACCGGCGAAACGGCGATGAGCGAGCTGGGCAAGGCCATCACGGACGAGCACTACACGCCGGACTGGACAGCAATCGGGCAGGCGGAGCTGAACGGCTTCGTCTTCGGAGCGTTGTCGCGCTTCGTGAGCATCGCAGCAACGTCGGGGCAAAACAAAGCGGCGATGCAGCAGGAGCTGGACGAGCTGAAGCGCCGGTACGAATACGCGAAGAGCATACTGGACAATCCGGGAGTGAGCACGGCGGACAAGGCGCGCGGCGCGCAGAGCGTGATGGACGCAGTGGACGGCATGAACACAAGGCTGGACGACCTGTACATCGTGGGCGCGCAGAAAGAAATCGACGCCGCGCGCGGGTTCCTGTCGGCGATGAAGGCGGAGATGGAACCGTACACGACGGCGACGAACGCGGCAAGCATCGGACCGATGCCGACGGGACTGGTGCCGACGGGCGGAAACATAGCTGGGCAGGCGGCGCAACAGCAAGGGGCACCGACGGCACAGGCGACAGGGATGACGAGCGCGACATCCGGGGGAGGAACACCGGAAGTTACGCCGATGACGCAGAATCCGACGGCGGAAAACGAAAGACCGCGCATCATGGCACCGACTGCGGAGCAGGGCGCAGAGCTTCCGACTGCAAGCGCGCAGGAACCGACGGCACAAGAGAAGCCGGGACTGCCAGCACAAAAGGAAGCACGCCAAATGATGAACGAGTGGGCACAGCGGACCTTCGTGGACGAGCAAGGAAGATATATGCCCGAACAGGCGAAGGAGTATGCGACGAGCATCCGGCAGAGCGGGGCGCTGGAAGAGATAACAAACTTCGTGACGGCGGCGAGACAGGCGGGCGCGCCGGAGAATGAAATCGAAGCGGGCGTGAACGCGCTGGCACAGAGCGCGCTGGAGAAAACGCGGGCGGCGCAGAAAGACATCTTCGCGGAACCGCAGAACAACACAATGATGAACGGAGGGCTGGACAATGGCGGACAATATGGTGATGCTGCCAACAGCATCGGAGCAACGGCGGGAGCTTCCGACGGCGCAGGGGCAAACGCGCTATACGATGGAGACGGAAGACGGGACGCTGGTGTGGGTGCCGGAAGACAAGATGGAAGCATGGCGGAGGGCGGACCACGAAGCGCCGCTGAACAGAGCAGAGCAGCAAGTGCTCGACAAAATGCTGGAAAGAACCTTCCGAAAGAGAGCCTGAAGGACTACGGGTTCGAGAAGGCAACGGAGACAAAGAGCGTGCAGGTGATGCCGGAGGAGATGTGGGACGACGGCCTGCGCACGCTGGGGCAGACAATCAAGGAAGAGACAGGGCTGGATGTGACGTTCTTCCTCGGAAGGCAGGAAGTGGCAGAGAATGGAACCACGGGATATGCCCGCGCGATTTGGGCACCGGGCAAAGTGGCAATTCAGGCGGACAACCTGCGCGCGTCGCCGGAGCAGCTGTGGGGGCACGAATACTACCACGACGCGGCAGACAGGGACCCCGGACTGCGAGAGAGCGTGCGCGAGCGCATCGAGCAGGAATACAGCCCGGAGGAGCTGCGGACGGTTTACGAGAAGTACCTGCAAAAGCTGCGCGGCATCATCAACCTGCCGGAGGACGCGACGCCGGAGCAGGTGGAAGAGGCCATCAACTATGCGCTGGACGAAGTTTTCGGCGACGCGAACGGCGCGCTGAATTGGTTCGGCTATCACGCGGACCAGTTCCACGACAGCGTGCGCGGCGTGATGACGGAGCGCGGACACTATCCGAACACGCAGAACGCGGCGGCGACGGACAGGATGACCGGACCGCCGGAGAGATTCAGCATCAACAACACGAGAGATATGGGAATCCGCGAACAGCTGAAAGAATACAGAGCTGGCAGGATGACGAGGTACGACGAGTTCTACTATGGAAGCACGCCGCGCGTATTGGGAGATGCTGGACTGGAGGAGCTGCCGCTTGTGCTTTCGCAATCCGACTACAAAAAGTCGAGAGACCAGAAGCACAGCGTGCCAAACCGCGCGATGACGCGGCTGACGGAGCTGATGGAAGACCCGATTCTTGCGTGGGAGAACGGAAACGAAGTGGGCATACTCACGAAGGACGTGGATGCGGACGGAAAGCCGCTGCTTATCGGAATACACAAAAACGTGATGCTGGACAACGAGCGCGTCAATCGCATAAAAAGCGCCTACGGGCTGGATAACCCGCAGGCGTGGATGGACAACCAGAGAAGGAACGGCGGAACGCTTCATGTGTTTGACGAAAACAGAGCGGCCAGTTTCCTGAACGATGCCGATGACGTAATCGGGCGAACAGGAACCGACCGCTCCGCAGACAGAATAGCAGAAGGCGAGCCGGAAGTCAAGCGCGGGATTTTCGATGACGTGCCGAAGACGGAGCTTCCGACGGCGGCGGAGGCGGATGTTTCCGACAACGACGCCGGGAACATCGAGGCCAAAGACCGCTTTTCACTGGACGAGCCGGTGGAGATGACGAAGACGCTGGTGGCGCAGCACAACCTTGACGACGACAAGATGCGCCGGATGATGGAGCTGGGCGCTATCCCCTCGCCTTCCATCGCGGTCGTGCGGGCGGACCAAGGGCACGCGATGTACGGCCCGTATTCCATCGTGTTCCCGCGCAGCACCATCGACCCGGAAGCGGACCGGCGGAACAAGGTGTACGGAAGCGACGCATGGACGCCGACGCACAGCAACGCGCGCGTGGAGAGCGAAGTCAAGAGCGAGGCGATGTGGCGCATCGACGACCGCATCAAGGAGTTGAGCGACAAAATCGCGGACGGCATCTTCAGCAAGTCGAGCACGCTGGAAATGTTCCTCGGAGACGAAACGGAGATGACGCTGGACGACATCGCGGAGCGGCTGGCAAGCGAGGACGCGGTGCGCGCGGCATACCTCGCGGCGCAGGGCGAGACGCTGGAGCCTGTCAAGCGGGCGAAGGAGTGGAACAAGTACGGCAACGACTACCTTCGGATGTTCCTAGACCAAGTGGGACCGCAGAGACTGGCGCAAATCAGC